ATACGATATAACAAACATGTGAATCGTCTCTATATTGACGTCGAAAAGAATTTCTTAGTTCCAGGCGAATACATCATCGTCGAAGCATACGACGTTATTGATCCTAGCACATACTCTGACGTGTGGGGTGATCGCTGGTTACAGAACTATGCTACTGTTCTAGTACGCGAACAATGGGGTTTGAACCTTACCAAGTTTACGAACATGCAACTCGTCGGTGGTGTTCAATTTAATGGTGAGCAAATATTACAAGAGGCAAGAGAAGAAAGAAAAACGATGGAAGAAGAAGCGATACGTGCGTATCAGCCTCTTACCTACAACTTTATTGGATAATCATTAATCATGGCTACCAACGTCTTCTTCAATAATTACTCTAACTTCAATGAGCAACAACTCATCGAGGATCTAGTTATTGAATCAATTAGAATGTATGGTGTAGACGTTATCTACATCAAGCGTTCGTTTGGTGGTCTCGATAGAGTATTCAACGAAGACGATCTTCCACTCTATGACGAAACCTTTGAGTTTGAAGCCTACGTTAAGAACGTTGATGGCTTTGAGGGCGAGGGTGATTTCCTTTCTAAGTTCGGTCTACAAATTCGCGACACAATAACTTTCACTGTAGCAAATCGTACATTCGAGCGCTTCGTTACTAGAGAAGTTGCTGATATGATTCGTCCACGAGAAGGTGATTTAATCTATTTTCCTCTAAGTGAAAAGATGTACGAGATTAAGTTTGTTGAGCATGAAGGTATCTTCTATCAGACCGGCACGCTTCAGACTTATGACATGAGATGCGAACTTGTTGAGTACAGCGGACAAAGATTCCAGACTGGTCGCGAGCCTATCGATACGTACTTTGATACTATCGATACGAGTAACACAGTTACGCTTCAAGCTCTTGCGAATACAGCAGGCGATCAATTCGGTGTTACTGACGGTGCTGACAATCTTGCGAGAAACTACGTATTTGAAACAGAGGGAGACAACATACTTGACTTCTCTGAAACAGATCCATTCAGTGAAAACATAAACATAAGTGATTCCTAATGGCAATAGCAAATTATTTCTACAATCAAACGACACGTAAGTATGTAGCATTATTCGGCACGTACTTCAATCAGTTGACTGTCGAACGAATTGATAACAATCAAGTGCTTCAGCAGCGAATGATTGTACCTATCTCTTATGCTCCTTATCAAAAGATTCTTTCGAGAATAGATCAGAATCCAGACTTTAAGACGAAGTCAGCCATTAATCTTCCTCGTATGTCATTTGAAATCACTAACATGGCTTATGATGGCGAGCGCAAGATTTCTCCTATCACTAAGATAAGAAAAACTGTCGTAGACGAATCTATAGCCGGCCGCAAATTTGTGTATGCAGGAACACCTTATAACTTAGACTTCTCTCTTTATATCATGGCTAAGTATCAAGAAGATGCTGTTAAGTTACTAGAACAAATCATTCCGTTCTTCAATCCAGACTTCACCAGCACAGTAAGATTAATTCCAGGGTTAGAACCTATTGACATTCCTCTGATATTGAACGGAGTGTCAATGGATGAACTGTATGAGGGAAGTTTTGAAGAAAGACGAAGCATACTATATACGCTGACTTTCACAATGAAAGCTTGGTTCTTTGGGCCAGAGAAATCTAAGAGTATTATCAAGTTTGTCGATGTTCGTTACGCTACAGACACTGCTACTAACGCTCCATTCGAAGAGTTTTATTCGGTCACACCTGGATTAACCGCTAACAACGAACCTACGACTGACAGAGAATTAAGTATAGACTATAGTTTAGTTGAATTTGACGACAATTGGGATTATGCAGAGGAGTTTGCTAATACTGCTCCTACAGGCTAAATAATGGATATAAGATATGATAATTGGTTTTACATGTAGTACATTTGACTTGCTTCATGCCGGCCACATCCAAATGCTAAGAGAAGCAAAGTCTCAATGTGACTATTTAATTTGTGGATTGCAGATGGACCCTAGTCGTGATAGGCCAGAGAAAAATCCACCCGTACAAACTATCGTAGAAAGATACACTCAGCTGAAAGCAGTTAGCTACGTCGACGAGATTATTCCTTATTCGACTGAGCGAGACTTAGAAGATATTTTAGAGCTATACACGATCCACGTAAGAATACTAGGCGAAGAATATCGAGACAAAGATTTTACAGGAAAGGATATATGTCGCAGGCGTGACATTGACTTATATTTTAATAAGCGAGATCATAGATTTAGCAGTAGTGATTTGAGACAAAGGATTTTAAATAATGAAAAATAGAAGTAAAGCTCTACGGCAAATAATGAAAACAGACGGTGTGGTTCTCGAAATGGCAGCTGCATTCTATAATGAGTTCTTCGTAAGAAAAGACTATGATTGGTGGTACTCTGTTCAGCCAGGTGATGTTGTAGTAGATCTTGGCGCATGTGTAGGAATGATGTCAGCACACGCTTTAGATAGAGGAGCATCTAAAGTCTATATGGTCGAAGGAAATAGAGAGCTACTCAAGACTGCTATAAGAAATGTGTCTGAATATATGATGAATGAACCTGATCCAAAAGTCTATCCCGTAAACTGTATCATAGGATCTTCCAGTGCAGAAGGTGTTTATATAACTTACAAAGACAAACTAAGTTTAGACGAAGTAGATCACATGACGTTTAAACAGTTTGTTCAAGAATATAACATTCCGTATATCGATTATCTTAAAATAGATATAGAAGGCAGCGAGTACGATATACTGAATAAAGAAAACTTAGATTATTTGATGAATAACGTTAAACACATAGCTGTAGAGATTCATACTCAAGCTAATAGTGATTCGGTAGAAAAATTTATTGAATTCAGAGACACGGTACTTAAAAAGTTTAAAGAGAGCCCTCGTAGTCTAATAAGATGCATGGGAGATCAACGTTTAGTTCAACATACCATTTGGCAAGATAAAACTGTACGCGAGTTAAAACCTCATCAGTCTTACTTTATGATTTACATTACTAATGATCACTCAAGGAGATAATTATTATGAGTGAAGAAAAGATATTGAGTAGCCTAGGTCTTAGACCTATGGAAGAAGTAATAGAAGATACTAAAGATAAAATGCAAACACAACTTCCTGCTAACTCATTCGATACTGATCAAACTAATTTGCCCGCAATTCAAGCTCTAGAAGCCGAAGAGAATTTAAAAGACATCGAGCTCGCTAAGAAGAATATTGAGAATATTATTAATCTCGGCGATGATGCAGTTAAAGAAATGGTTGAGATCGCTAAACAATCAGAATCACCACGAGCTTTTGAAGTCGTTTCTACTTTAATGAAGACTCTTCTTGATGCCAACAAAGATTATGTTGAGATGTCCACTAAGAAGCGCTACGCTAAAGAAGAACATAAAACAGAAACTAATGTTACTAATAACAACTTAATAGTGTCTACTGCAGACCTACTTAAGATGATAAAAGGCGAAAATGAGTAACGGCTATTTAGGAAATACGTATCTTAAAAGATCTAATGAGCAAATAGAATATACTCCAGAACAAATTAAGGAGTATATGAAGTGCGCTCAGGATCCGATCTATTTCGCCGAAAGATACATTAAGATTGTACACGTCGACAAGGGATTCGTTCCTCTCGCCATGTATGATTATCAAAAAGATATCGCTAAAAAAATTACAAAGAGCAGACGTGTTGCTGTATTAACGGCTAGACAGAGTGGTAAGACGACAACAGCGACTGCGGTTATTCTTCATTACATCCTCTTCAACGAACATAAGACTGTAGCTATTCTCGCGAACAAAGGAGACTCAGCTAGAGAAGTTCTCGATAGAATCAAGATTGCTTATGAAGCGCTTCCTAAGTGGCTTCAACAGGGAATCGAAGAATGGAACAAAGGTAACATTACTCTAGAAAATGGTTGTAAGATTTATGCAGGTACTACGACTTCTAGCGCTATTCGTGGTAAATCGATTTCGTTTCTATATCTCGATGAGGTCGCTTTTATCGAAGGTTACGACGAGTTCTTCGCTTCGGTATATCCTACCATCTCATCTGGTGAAAGTACTAAGTTGTTAATGACTTCTACACCTAATGGTCTAAACCATTTCTGGAAAACTTGTAAAGGTGCTGAAGAAGGTACTAACGGTTACGAATATGTAAAGGTCATGTGGTATGACGTGCCCGGTCGTGATGAGAAGTGGAAACAAGAAACGCTCGAAGCGCTTGACTTTGATGAAGAAAAGTTTAACCAAGAATATTGCTGTCAGTTCTTAGGTAGCTCGGGTACTCTTATCGACGGCTCGAAACTCAAAGAGCTAGCTTATTCTAGACCTATCGCACAGGGCGAAGGTCTAACTCAGTATGAAAGAGCAAAAGAAAATCATACTTACGTAATGACAGTTGACGTTTCTCGAGGAAAAGGACTAGATTACTCGACATTTAACGTTATCGACATCACGAAAATGCCTTATAAGCAAGTGTGTACTTTTAGAGATAACATGGTTAGTCCGGTCGATTTCGCATCAGTTATATATAGAATAGGATTAATGTACAATGAGAGCGCTGTACTAATAGAGATTAACGACATTGGAGAACAAGTTTCTGACGTACTCCTAATGGACTATGGTTATGAGAATCTTCTTTATACTGAAAACGCTGGTAGAACCGGAAAAAGAATCTCAAGCGGATTTGGAAAAAGAGTAGATAATGGAATTCGCACAACCAAGAGTGTAAAATCCATTGGTTGTACTATATTAAAAATGTTGATTGAACAAAATCAACTTCTTATAAGAGACTATAACACAATACAGGAGTTATCACGCTTTTCGAAAAAGGGGTCTTCCTACGAAGCCGAATCTGGATCACATGACGACTTGGTAATGAATCTCGTAATTTTTGCTTGGCTAACAGACCAATCATTTTTCAAAGATTTAACTGACATAAATACACTATTGAAGCTTAGGCAAAAGACCGAAGAGCAAATCGAAGAAGAGTTGCTACCTTTTGGTTTTATTGATACGGGAGAAGATTTACCAGATGAAGACGGATTTGAAGCCGTCAGGAGAGCCTGGGAAATATAAACCTTTAGATTTTATAAATAAAACAGTGATAACTAAAAACAAACTTAAGTTTAAATAGATAATATTAAAGGAGAATAATATGGCTTTTTCCGTAAGTCCTTCCGTAATCGTTCGTGAGGTGGACGCATCTGCAGCGGTACCAGCCATCGCAACGCCACCTGCTGCTATGGCAGGTGTTTTTAGATGGGGTCCAGTTGGCGAAACAGTTCTTGTTTCCTCTGAGAACGAATTAGCTCAGCGTTTTGGTAAACCAAATGATTCAAACTACGAAACATTTTTCGTAGCTGCTGACTATCTTTCATATGCAAACGCACTATGGGTTGTACGTGTTGACAACTCTGCAACAAAAGCTGTAGGTTATAGTACCTTAGTTTTAGATGAGAGTGGTAGTGTTGATACTGGAAATTCTGTAGTGGGTGCATTCGAAGGATTATATCCAGGCGATTTAATTAATGGCGTCGAAGTTTCTTACGCTAAATCAACAGATTTTTCAAATGCTGTAGCTGCAGTAGGTGACTTGATCGATGCACAAACGTTCGCTACACCTGGTGGCGGCGGTACTGCACAATCACTAGATTGCACAGTTAGCTACAACGATACTTCGTTAACTCTTCTTGTTACAGATGCTGATCAGCTTTCTGCAGTTAGTGCCGGTGATACTATCGAAATCGGTAACGACTCAGTCGGATATCAGAATATCACAGCTTCTGCTTGGACAGAAACTGCGCTGGATCAGTTCGGCGACGAAACAGCTAACACGGTTCTAATTTCTTACTATAAGTATGATGTTACACTAGCAACTCCTTACAGATTGTTTGAGACAGAACCAAGCAAACTTAAAATCACTCGCAAGTGGAAAGATGCTTCTGCATTCGGTAAAGCGCCTTCAACAGGCAACTATCACATCCTCGTTAGAGATACATTAGGAACACTTACTGGTCAAGCCGGTGAGATCTTAGAGATTTATACCGATGTTTCAACATCACCGACTGCTACAAACCCTGATGGTTCAACTAACTATTTCGTAGACGTAATTGATAATAGTTCAGAGTGGATTGCTGTAGCAAACAGTGCTTACCTAGTAGCTACTACAACTGGTTCAGAAACTGTAACAAACGGTGGCAATGGTGCTTCTGAAAGTAATGCTACAACAGCTTCTCTTGCAGCAGCCTACGATCTATTCGCTAACGCTAACGAGATCGATCTTTCCTTCGTTCTACAAGGTAAAGGTGATCAGGCAGGTGTGCTAGCTAATTACATCATCAGCAATATTGCAGAAGTTAGAAAAGACGCAGTAGCGTTCCTATCACCATCTAAGGCTGACGTAGTTGATGAGAACAAAGTCAATACTAAGATGGCTAACGTAATTGCATATCGTAATAGACTACAAAACACTTCTTACGCTTTCATTGATAGCGGTTACAAGTACAGATACGACAAGTATAACGATAAGTACCGTTGGGTTCCTTTAAAC